CGGGCTCCAGGACTCTCAGTGTTTGAAGGAATGCTGTAGCACAACATCTTGATGAGGGACGCTTTATCCAACGGAGCGACTTTGACAGGAAACTCTTCATGGTCAGCAAACGTCCGTTTGAGGAAAGTGACCTCTTCAAGGGCAATGTAAGGTCGTGATTCCGAATCCTTGTCAGCCATGGTGTACTCAATGCCCATGTTCCCGAAAACTTCCTGAATGGTAGTATGATTGTACGTGGGGCAAGCATTGTCGACTTTGATAAACACATCGTCCCCAAGAGTACAAATGCGTACCAGATCCCAGAAGTTACCGGACGAGGTCTTCTTGAAGGCGTAGTAGTGAAGGATGACGTTGGCTGTCGAGTTGTAGATCGTTGTCAACTGATGACCAGAAATCTCGCCACCAAGGAGAGTGATGACTGTACCGAAGAAATCCACAGTAGGATGGACCACGTCCGCAAGCATTGCTTCAAACGCTAACAACTCTTCTGGACGGTAGTTTCCCGAACGTTCTGCAAGAGCGAGAAGAACCTTTTTGACTGCATTGAGGATAGTAATCGAGAGAATCTTATCAAAACCTTTAAAATCTCCTGCGACCCAGTTCTCACCCTCGGGTTCGTTCATGTGTTCAAAAAGTGCATGCCACTCATCAGAGTGCGTGTTGAGACCGACGGCGTTGCCGAAGAGCAATCTACGACGAATCATAACGCGGGTCAAACCTAGAGTTTGGGTTCTGAGCAGAGTTAGGAACCAGAGCTGGCACATGAAGAAAACACGTGTCTTCTTAGCCTTCAGCTTCTTGTAAGAAACAAATTCGTCCTTCAGCTGCGCTGAGGCAATAGGGTGACAACGAATGCCCTTCTTGTAGAGTTCCCAGTATTCATTGATCTTCTCCTCAACTTCATGCTTGTAACGCCGATAATCCTGCCAAGCTCCTACTTTCCCTAAACTCTCCATGTATAGCTTCTTGGGGCCGGGGTAACCAAAACCCCCTGATGTTCTGACTTTCTGTGCGTCAACATTAGGCACAACAGGATAGCCACACACTGCAACGTCAACGTTCACGGGGTGGATATCCTCCCAGTCCTCAACAGTGAGATTCGCAGAAAAGTGCTCGATCATGTCGTTGACAACCTCATTGAGACAGTCTTCATCAATAGAATGGGTTGGAGTAAGATACTCCTTGAGAGCGATCTGTGGGGGTTCCCAACCAGTCATGACTGGACGATGTAGGTTATCTTCCGATTTAATTCCATAGTCGCACGAGTGCTCAAAAACAAAAGGCGCGATCTCGGACTTAACTCCATTGGCCTTCATGCGAGGACGAAAACCAGGGTTGCCTCCATGAACCATCATCTTGCCGGTTTTATGGAAATCGGTGAAGAGCTTAGTGTCCTGGACAAGGTCGAAACCGAGGTCGAGTTCTCCACACTGGATGGAACTCGTGCTCGTGTGATCTTCGAACCAGAATGGAGTCGCCGATGCTAAGCGTTGTTGAGGCGACCAAGCGTAATGGATGCCTACGATGGCGGGTCCCCACTTCGTCTCCATGACAAGGATCGAACCACAATCGCCCGCTTGAGTAGGTTGTTCAGGGCGTGTGTGAATTCCAACTACATCGATACCGGAAGAATCCATGATGTGTCTCGCCCAACGAGGAGCAACAGCCTTCAACTTCTTTATCTCGCCATTGGTTTGCTTGATAAGGTAGTAACCATCAAATGATAGGTTGGTACCTTTCTTGACGAAGCTCGTGGTAATGTTCTTGAAGATGGCCGGAAGTCCGAGAGTAGTAATCCATGTCAAATCCCGCTTTTTATCAGTTCTGAGCATGCCAGGAGATAAAGTGATCTCAACGTCTGGTCTGACGCCGACCAACTTGGTACTACCAAAATGAATGGTCATCTTCTTAGCATCCTTGAGCGAATGAGCGTTGATAAGAATGGTGTTGCAGTCAAGAACAAGGGCGCGAGTTGGAACTGTGAAATGACCCTCTTCAGAAACGCCGTGGATAGTGACACACACTAAGTTGTTGACAAGCTTCTTCTCGAGCTGTGAGAGGTTTGTGCATCTCCCAGGTAAGAATGATGCTGACGTTACGTCCCGCTCGGTACACACCCATGGGTTGACCTTATCGTCACCACGAACAACTGGCATTCGACCGATCTCACGGAGCGCAGCTACCTCCTGGACAACAACAGGTGTTTCAACGAAAGGCTGTGCGGGTTCAACAACTTTGACCTGCAATTTAGTGCCCTCTGAGCTGATTCTCGAATCCTGCTGGGAAAAAATCTTTCTCATAGTCCACATAACACCAGTAACAATGGCGGCGAAACCAGCAAGTCTAACTATCTG